GATGCGCCGTAGGCAAAATCGGCGTCCTCAAAGGAAAACGAGACGCCGCTTCCAGCAATTACTGGCCCGCTTATGGTCATGTCGCCGCCAAAAGCCACGCCTGCATTGGTAAACGTGAGCGTGTTCGTGGTATTAGCGACTACCTCTCCGTTGGTGGTGTTAAATCCGAGCGATTTGATCGTCTGCCCGAAGCTGGTGGCCGCGCAGAGGGTGGCGAGAAGGATGCAAAAGAATTTCATAATGTTAGAGTTTTGCGGCGGTTAGCGAGCCGTCATTCGCTACACTAATGCTCCACGTAGAGTTGTCCGGTGACTGAAGATAAAAGAAAGCAGCGGGACTTACCGTGACCGGAACGCCCCCGGTTGTCGCAATAATGTCATTGCCGAGGGTAACGAGGGCTTGCGTCACGGTTTCGATCTTGCCGCTCTGGCTTACCTCCACTTCCATCGTTGCCTCAATGCTGGCCGATGCGCTAATCGCGTTGATCAGCTCGGTCGTGTTGAAGTTAAGCGTAGCCGTTTTGCCGTAGACCGGGGTTAAGGCTTGAGCTACGGTCATAAGGGGGAGCGCGACTTGGCTTTTCGCTCCGGTAAAGGCTATGCGATAAATTCGCCCCGCAATCCCGGTCACGCGCACGTTGCCCGTGCCGATAGGCGAAATTGCTTCAAGCGCATCCTCTACCGCCGTAGTCGCGGCCCGCGCCTCAATAACGCTGGTCGTGGCGGTAAGGGTGTATCCTGTTCCCGCTGTGGCCGCCGTGTAGCTGGTAATCGCGGTAGTTGTCGCCGTTGTGTTGGCGTAGAACTGACTGCCTGAGACAAGCTGCGCGGTGTAGAGCGTCGATCCGTTACTGAACCCCGTTGGCGTCCCGAATCCCGTGACCACAAAAGCCTGCCCCGCAGCAAGTCCGTGCGAACCGCTCGTCGTAAAAAGCCCGCCTGTGACGCTGGAAAAGGTCAGAGCTTGGCTTGGGAAAGTAAGCGCAAAGGTTCCATCGTAAGCGTCCGGGTTGAAGGAAAGCACTTGCTGCTCATTGGCGGCGGTTCCTCCGGTAATCGTGCGCGCGAGTGTCGCGCTGACCGTTATAGGCAGATTCGACCACGCCTGCGCGGCAACGTAGGCTGTAGCCGTCGAGGGCGGCTTTGGGCCAATGTGCAGTTTGACCGACTTGGACGAGTAATCCAGCGGCTCGTATGCGCTGCTGCCCGTGCCTGCGGTTAGGAAATAAAGCTCGTAATCGGCATTGTCGCCCTCAAAGGCAGATAAATTAGGCGGCACGCCGCCGCTGAGTCCTGCGACGAATCTGCCTGTATCGACATCCAAGTAGAGCTTGCGCGCCATTTCTGGCGAGAGGGATGTCAAAGGGGGCGGCTAGGTTGACGGGAAGGGGCGAAGCTGCTCGCCTGTTGTGCTGTCGTAGATTGGGCCGAGGCCGTCGCCGGGGTCGTAGGGCCAATATGCGGTTGCTGTAATAGAACCTGATACGGGAGTGCTGCCAGATTCACCGTATACAGTTATTTGTTTGGAGTAATAGCGCGACGTTCCTTGCGGGCCAAAAGAAAAGTCAATAGCACCCACCGCCGCATTAGCGCCATTGAATGGATCAGTTGACCACACATAAAGCAAATCTTCGTTTGGCTCCGGTTGTGGCTTTGATCCACGTAAAAACAGCACTGGCCCGAGCGGATTAAAGGAAGAAGCTTGCCGCAGATTTATTTCTAACAGCGAATCGCCTGTTTCAAAGCTGCCTACGGTCTTGCGTTTATCCAAATAGAGATCACAGCGCAATAAATCCAGCTCACTTGATGGCGTAAATTCACTGCTGCTGAAATTACCAAGGCCAATCAGTTGTGTGTTAATCTGCAATCCATTCCACGGGCAATCAAATTCAAAACTTGCTACTTGCCAAAACAAACACATGGCCTTGGCAAGCGACATTCGCGTATCTGGGATGTTTTCATCTTCATCTTGAATGTAGCTAGAACTCCAGCATGAAACTCCTAACTTTTGGTCGTATGGAAACAAGCCCAAGTGCCGCACGCTCGCCATGACTAAACAAGGCTCCCCCCGCCGGTTCCTCCGGTTGTGTTAATGGCAAGCAGTGCATTTTTCTTCTGCCCGAGCAGGCGATACTTTTCGGGCTGGCCGTTCTCGCAAACATCGAACTCGTAGCCCCAAAAGCGCAATTCCGTTCCGTCTTTTTTGTATTTCGGCACGTAGTCAGGGACGTATCCCGCTGGATTGTTGGTAGGGACTACAGCGGTGACCTTCTTGTAGTTCTCGTCTAGGTCTTTTGCCCGGATGCTTACCGGAGGAGCATTGCTTCCGGGCGCGGGGCGATTCTTTAGATCGTCTCTGAATTTGTGCAGATCGGGAGCGGCCATGCTATTCGATGTAGTAGCGGCGGGTCACTTCTTTGACGCTGGGAGTAAGGTCGTTGGTTTTTATATCTTCCAGCATTACTCTGCCCTCAATTTGATTAGTGAACCATTCGCGGGGGTAAGAAATGAATTTGAGGCCGCTCCATCCAAGCTCTGGCGCTTGCATGGGAATACTGCTTGAAAAAGACAGCAGGATATACAATGCCTGTGGCGCTGGCGGTGTTGGAATTCCGGTAGTTTCCGCACCAACTTGCACATATTCGTAAATGTGAACTATCGGCATGAATGAGTAGGCAAATCGACTTGTAAGATTGCTCGCTGTAACAGTGCTATCTGGGTTGTCTGGGTTCTGACGTTGTATGGAAAACGGTTCGCTGACAAAACTAAAGCTAACGGGGCTTTCGCGTTCTTGAGTTTTGAAAATGTAGGAACCGCCGCGAACAAGGCCACCCGCATAAGTGGCGGAAACGTAGGTCAATCCATTTTCCTGCGAAAGCGAGCGTTCTACCATGAAAAGCTGGCGCGCTAGCAGGTATTCGCGATTCACGCTTGACGGAAAAATGGGAGGCGGCGCATCTGGGTAAAAAAGTTTGTCTATCTGCAAAGACTGCGCGGCAGTGCAAACAAAGTTGCACGATACGGTGACTAGTCCATTGACTTGCTCTGAAACGCTTTGCGATACCAAGGCAACGCCGGGAGAACCCGTGAGGCGGGAGGATGCGTGGACGAGGGAAGGCATGACGGATTAGCTCAAGGCGTGTTGAGGAAGTTTGTTGTCGATGTTTTTTAGCAAATCGCGGCACTGTTGAAGTGTTGCCTCTAGGGCAAGTGCTTGTTGTCCTTGGTTAGTAAGACCCTGCACTGCGTTTTTCAACGCATCGGCTGCCTGTTGGCCGCCCTGTTTAACGGCGTCTGCGGCTTCTTGTGTTTTGCCAAAGAAGTCCTCGGCAGCGTTCAGTTGTCCTTCCCTAATGCGATCTGCCGTTGCTTGATCTTCTTGATTTAAGCGGTCATTCATCTCATTCATTCTTTGTTCGTGATCCGCGTCCGCTTGGCGTTGAGCATCAAGCCGCTCCCCCAAAGAGTCTTTTTCTTCAGCCATTTGATAGTCTCTAGCCCGAAGCTCTTCAGAGTGTTGCTCGTATTCTAACTGCCGTTGAGTTCTCTCAAATGATCCCTGCGCTCTTTGGCGCGCGTTATCTGCCGCCGACCACTGACCTCGGCGCTCTAGGTCATTTATGTTATCTTGTGCTCGGTCGTATCTGCGAGCGGCTGAATCCATGTCTCTTTCGGCTTTTCGCATATAAGCGTCATCTTCATTTACAATCTGCAAAGAGCCGATGGTTTCTTTAAGCTCCTGAACGCGATCCATTGCTTGATTGAAGCGATCCGTCAATCCGTTGGGGCCGACCATAAGGTCAACGGATGCTTGAATATTTCCCTTAGCGTCACGGATGCTGCTGGCAAAGGCGCTGCCATCGCCTGCTATCTCGGAGGTTTCTAACTGAGCAACTTCTGCGCTCATCTTTGCCTCGTCAAACGATTGCTCCAATTTGCCCGCATCTTGAGCGGAAGTGTTTAGGTCAAGCGGGACGCCGTTAATGGCATTTGCCGCATTTTGCATATCCGCCCTTAACCCCGCTCCCGATAGTTGCGCGCTTGCTATGCGTTGTTCAATTCGCGCAGCGGCTTCAGCGGAATTAAAAAAATCGGTATCGACTTGACCGCTTTTTTCTGCCGCCACATTTGCCGCCGATGTGACCTTGCTTTGAAAGTTGTCCGAAGCCGCGTCCATGTTGGATTTGGTTGTTGCAATGACCGGAAGCAGTCCGCCCCTCAGACCTTCAATCACATTTCCAAAGCTGGCATTGTATCCGGTTTGAAACTCTCTAGCGGTGGATGTTGCCGCGCTACTAAGGGCAGACGCAAAACTGCTGGCGACAAAGGCAACGGGGTTGGAAAGAAACTGAACAAAGTCACTTGCTAAAGCATTAAGCACAGCAGAAAACGCCTGCGAAAATAGATTCTGCGCGTCTGATGCGCTCATTGAAAGAAGAGACGTAATGGCTGGGGCAATCGTATTTTGCAGCATATCAAGCATGGCAAGATTGAACTGTGCCACTGCATTAATAAGGGCATTGGCAAGGTAATCCATTGCGCTATTGATGGCCCCGCTTTGAAAGATTTGAGAAAAGAAGTTGCCCGCAAAACTAAATGCCTGCGCTAGTTTATCGGCCAAAAAATCCGCAACAACCGATATAGTGTCGCGCATATTGCCAAGCAACAGTTGAGCAATTTCTGGCCCCTTCATGCTCAACATTCCGACCCAAGTGTCGATTGTGCTAGTTAACGTCTGCCCAAGGTTTTGACCCATCCCCGCAAAATCAACCCGCGCGGCGGCTTCTGCAATGTTACTCAGCAACGGCTCTAAGGCGGCAAGCGCGCCTGTGGTAAATTGATTAACCTTGTCTTGAACTTGAACAATGTTGTCGTTTAATCGGCCCATTGCCGCTGCGCTACTGTTGAGAATTTCGGGGTAGCTGCCAAGTTGGCCCCGCGCATTGGCAAGTTCCGGTTGCAATTGCGTAAGCACATTGACCAAGGACGCTCCGCTGCGACCAAAAAACGCCATTGCCGCTGCGGTTTGGTCGGCGGGCGTAGGTAGCTCTTTAATTGCGTTGCCAACCGCCAGCAGTTGCTCGGTCGGACTCTGCGTTTTGAGAAGTTCAAAGTTTAATCCGAGGCGAGAAAACTTCTCCTGCGCCTCGGCCGATCCTTGAGACGCCTTGCCTAGCTCGTTGTTGAGGCGGTTAATCGCTGGCTCAAGGGCGTCCGCGCTGCTTCCAGCGTTTTGAAACGCCGTTTGCAGCAGGGCCAAATCTCCCGGCAGCGCATTGACCCTGTTGGCAAAGTCATTGAGCGCATCGGTGTTTTCCAAGGTTTGCTGGAAAGAAGAAAGGGCGGCTTGAACACTGCGAAACACTCCGACCACCGCGCCGACCGCAATGCCGATCTTGGTAAAGGTAGCCCCAATGTTGGCAACTTCGTTATTAAAACCCTGCAAGCCGCCTTGAAAACTATTCAAGCGGTTCTGAAGCTGCGTGACGGTAGAGTTGAAGCTCTCGTCCCTCGCCGCAAATGTTGCTGTTACATCGGCCATCTTTTCCTATTAGCTTGCTCTCAACCCCGCCTGTTGCCTCAAGACGTAGCGGATTTGCCGATCCATCATCTTGACGAACTTGCCGCGCGCTATTTGCAGCGCCATCATGGCCGAGCTTGCGGAAAGATTCTGACTCGTCCACGGCACGGCATTGGTCATGCGAACAGAGGGGTTAATAGAATTGGTAAAGGTGCTAGAGGCATCCACCGAGCTTGCGGCGGGGATGCGGTGCCCCTTGTTTCGCGTGACCCACTGCGGAATGCCGCGAGTCTGCACAGAGGCTAGGTCAAGCTCCGGTATTTTCTCCGCGCACACCGCCCACCCCGCCTTGGTCATGCCGACCTTGCGCTGCACTTGCTTGATATAGGCGTCCAGCTTGGTGCGCTTCTGCATGAGCAAATGCATATTGCCTACCCGCTTCTTGACCTTCATGCGTGACCCGCCGCGCGCCGACCAATGCAGTTGCGGATCAACCTCATCAATCATTCCCTGCCACCCGAAGTTCTCGAATATCTTGCGCAGGGCTTTCATGTTGCCAGCGGCGGCGTAGCCATTGACTCGATCCGTGAACCGCAACGTGGCTTCGTCGGCGTTAAATCCGCGCTTGGACTGAGAAGCGCGATAGTTGTTAAACTTGCTGGCAAGCTCATGGAGTTGCTCAACCGCTCCTCCGTAGGGTTCCGGAGTGTAGAACACCTTGCTGATATCGACCTCGACGGCCTTCTCGCCTAGCTCTTTGGCCGCTTTGTCCTTGCCGAATGGTTGCGTGGTATTGGCAAGCTCGACGCAGGCAATACGAGCATGGCGACGAAGCTCTTGTTGAACGTCCTTGCCGACAATCTCGGCATATCGCTTCATGCGCCCCCGCAAATCGGAGGTATCAATTTGTGCCGTTATCTTCATCGGTATCGGCCTTTGCCAGAGTCATTCTTATCTCGGCGGCAATGTCCACCCCACCGGACTCGCGCATGGCTTTTGTCCAACGCATGACACTGCCCTGTGCGTTGTCGTGCCAGAGGATGAGTTGCAGCCCCGTAGTCAGCGCAAGCTCGTTAAGAATATAGTCCGCGCTCCAGCCCGTCTTAGCGGCAATACTTGCTAGGTAGCTTGCTTGCCAACACGGGCTTGCTCTTTTCCCGCGATAGGAACCTTCGGCCCCTTGACCTTGCGGATGGCTTCGGTTTGCACGGCAAAGTAGCCAAGCACCATTTCTTCGATGAGAGGAAGGGCATCGCTCAAGAGCTTTGGATCGTTGAGCGGCCCGCCAAGGAAGTCGCCCACCGCCTGCCGCCATTGACTGCGGAGCCAGACGTTGTGACGCACCTCCTGCGGGTCGCCGCAGTGTATGTAAAGAAACTCGGCGGTTGACCAGATAGCGTTGGCGTTTTGCGCGCTGACCCGCTCGCCCTTCATGCCGCGAATAAAGAAGTTTTCGACCTCAAAGAGATACGAAAGCGTTTCTGCGGTCATGGGGCGGATGGTCAGCGGGCCAAGGCTGCGGCCCTTGGTCAGCGTGGATTTTGCCAGCACTTCTAGGCGTGACGGCGTGGCGATTGCTTCTTCGTCGGAAAGGTGATCGTTCATAGGTAATTTTGCATCTTGCGGATTTCTTCTGAGGTTGCGTCTTCGCGGATAAAGCCCATGCCGTCACCCGCGCTGATCTCGACCATGCGCGGCGTGCTTTTGACGATGGAAAGCGCGATGTCGCGCCATCCCGAATTAGCGTAGGCAAATTCTAGGGCGTCATCAGAGGCGGCTAGTTTCTGAAGCCATTCCACGCGATCTGTTAAGTCCTCGGGCGTCCGGTCGCCGGGGTCTGCCTCCTCAAGGCGCAACCATTGCGAGGCGAGCTTGCCGCAGGAATCCGTTGCCCCCTCGGTCGCGGGATTAAAAAGGAAAGTAACGATCGTTTTGCCATCGCGGCGAACTTGGCGGGTGCAAGGAGGACGGCGAAGCGTATGCCCCAAGCAAAGAAGCGCGGTAGCGAGCTTTGTGTTAGAGGTCAAAAAGACCTCATCATTGGTCGAAGTATCTTCAATCATTTAAATGTGGAATTTAGCGCGGGGAATTGCGCGCCCCCGCTGCGCGTGGTGGGAAATTAGAGGCTCGGATACTGCGTGGCCGAAACGCTAAAGGAGGCAAACCCCTCGCTCGTTTCGCTGCGGCTAACCGAATCAACAATGATCGAACCGCCCGTGATGCCGTTGCCCGAAGTCGTGCTGTTAAGCGAGAGAGCAACGCCGGGAGCAGCGCCCATTACGCCCGTCGATCCGTTGATGACTCCTTCGATGCTAATGCTGGCGGTTGGTTTGAAATACGAAACGGCAACAACGTCTCCGTCATTGTCCATGACCTCGGCCTTTTCGCGGCTGATTTCACGGGAAAAAGTAGAGATGAGGATGCCTGTCTCGGCGGTGCAGCCGAAGACAACGCTCGCGGCGGCGGAAGAGGTGACTGTAGTAGCGGCCATGCTTGACCGCGACTGTCAACCTCTACACGAGGCGAGAAACGTGGACGTTGAAACGCAGCCCGCGCACGGCGTGGCGATCCTGCCGCGAAAACTCCATGCCGCTCTGACGAACAAGGCCGTGAAAGGTCACAGACGAGCGCGAGTCCTTGAGGACAAGCAAAAGCTGCGGGTCTTCCATCATGGCGACAAGGGCCGACCACAGCCGATCCGTGTATTCCTCCGGGGAAGGATCGCTGTCGTTGAGCTTATCCATCAAGGTCATGGCCGAGACGGCGACTTGCACCTCATAGACATCTCCGGTCGGAATCGACTCGCGCAGGCGGGCCGCGCGCACGACCACGGCGGGAAGCTCAAGGTCGGTTCCGACATCGGCGCGGGTCACATTGACCTCGCTTAACTGGTAAGCGCGCAGATTAAAGTCGATCATGTCCGCGACTGCTTTTTCGACCGCTTCCTCTAGCGGCTCGGGAGCGCGGCGTTGGATCGTTTGATAATTTAGCGGCGGTGACTCTGGCATGATAAGATGAGTTCTTGCCCGTCTTGCGAGCGTTCGATGGAAATGACGCGATAAGTAGTCGTGACCCCGGCGCTGGCAACGTCGAGCTTGCTTCCTACCTTGACCGAGCGTGTGGTCGTGGTGGACTTAACGTGCAGACCGACATCGCGAGCGGGTAGAAATCCGCCCTCTTCTATGTCCGCGCCCGTAGTCGATTGCGTAACCGCCGCACTGAATGTCGCCTCGCCAAAGGTCACCGTTGCCGGGAGGTCGGCAATGATGCTGTCGAGTTCGGTAGCGAGCCGCGCTGTGTCGAGGGCCATGCTACGGCTACACTGTCAAGGCTTTGCGGGCGGCTTCTAAAAGGCGGGCAAATCCGACTTCGGCGCAGAACTCCCGGTGCGCCAAGGCGCAGCCCGCCTCGGCAATGCCGCGCAGCCTGTCGTAGTCAAGGGCGCGGATGAAGTCGCACAATTCGGCTTCGGGCAATCCTTGCGGAAACGTAACGCGATGCTGGCCGTCCAAGAAAAGCTCGTTGCCTTGGTCAAGCGGCTGGCACTCGACAATCAACGCCCCGCTAGCGGCAGCCTCGCAGCAACGGATGCTGTGAGCGCGCCCGTGCGCGGGCGGGCAAAGCACGGCGGAAAATTCGCGGAACAACGCGGCGACCCCATTGGCCCCGGCCAAGTTGCGCGGGGCGCTAAAGGCGCGCAACAAGCCCGCGCGATGCAGGATTTCCACAATGCGGATGCGCTCGGTTTTCCATGCGTTGTTGTGACCGATATAGCACAGTTCTTTTATGCGATTGTGCTGCGGGACGGCAGGGAACAGGTCGCTGGCAAACATGATCGGGGCAAAGTCGGCCTTCATGCCCAAGGAACGAAACCACGCGACATCGCTCATTTGCGCGGCGGCGTAGTAGTGCAGCCAGTTGTGTTCTGCGTGGAACTCCCGCCCGCCGGGGAAAACGTCATTGCCCGCAATCCATTCGGAAACATAGCCAAGCAGGGGTTTGCCCAGCGCCAGCAAGTCGGCATGATGGCGGCGAATAAAATCCGCGTGCATATGCGGTGAAAGGAAGACCACGCAATCGGCGCTGCTTTGCCGAAGGATTTGCAGCACCCCGGCATGATCGTAGGGCATGGCAATAGCCGCGTTGCACATTCCATGCCGAAAAAGTTGCTGGCACAAACCGGAACCAAAGCTCACGGGCTCGTCGTGCCAGAAAACAATGTCGGCCACTTTCATTTCTGAAGGGTGGTCTTGCTGCTGTCGAAGTTGTAGCGGTGCAGGATTTGCGGAATGTGCGCTTCCGTCTCAGCCTCGGCCCACAAGTGACGCAGCCAGAGGATGTCTTCATTCCTCCGCACTTGCGGGACTGCATAGGCACAAGCCAACTCGCGCCGCCACGCGCACCAAAACCACGGCGGGCGCTTGGTCACGCCTCCGGGGCGGAATGGTTCGACCTCATGGCCGAGGCGGCAGTTGATGCGCCCCGCTTCACCATCGACCGTGGCCCACTGGTCGTAAGTGATTACGTCCTTGTCGTGGCGGATGCTGTCGAGAACGAGGGTGAAGTAGCCTTCGCATAGCGCGTCATCGTCATCCAGAAACGTGATGTATTTGCCTCCCGATGCGCGCAGGAGCTTGTTTCGGGCCTCGCCAATGCCGCACAGAAGGTTCTCGCGCAGCATGATAATCTCGACGTTGCGGCCTTTGACCCGCGCTTCCAGCGACCGGAATAAGGCATTGGCCTCCTGCTCCCGCTCGGTGATGGTCGGGATGAGGACGGACAGATCGGGTGTCGGTGCGCGCTTCATTGTTTGACCCAGCAGCGACCCGCGATGACGTAGGGCTGCGGAATAGCAGCGGCTACGGATGGCGCGTCTATGTCGTGACCCGCAAAGACCCCACCGGGGGCAATCTTCGGTTGCCATGCGGCAAAGTCCCGGCGCACGGATTCGGTCGCGTGATCGGCGTCGATGAAGACTCCCCACACCGACCCATCGGCAAAGAGCTTGGCCGAGTCCGCGCTGTCGCCTTCGATGATCTCGACCAGATCAGTCACGCCCGCAAGGCGCAGGGTTTCATCAAAGGCCGCGCGGAAGGTTCCCCCACCCTGCGTGGCAAGGCCCGTCTGCACGGCGTCATCCGGTGCGCCTTGGAAGGTGTCGATGGCAACGATGCGGCAGGGCTTACCGAGAGCCTTAATCGTCAGCGCAAAGTGCGCGATGGAATGCCCGACCCATGACCCGACTTCCACGAAGGTTGCCCCCTCCGGTAGCTCGCGGGCGATGGCTTCGTAAAGCGGGGCGTAATCAAACCAGCACGGGATGTCGTTTTGCATAGATTGCCTTGGCTCTTTCGTATTCGGCGCAGTCGTTTCCGCGCTCGTAGGTTGCGTCCATCTTCACCTTGTCGTTAAAGAACGGATGATGGTGGCGGATGACGATTTGCGGGGCTTCGATGATTGCCCCGGCCTTGGTCGCGGTTGCGGTAAGATCGTTGTCGGAATACACGTTGCGATATTCTCCGTGGAACAATCCGTGCTGCTCATACCAGCGGCGGGTCACGATGGCGCAAGTCAGCAAGCCGTCTGTGCGGTTGCCGTCTGCTACGCGCAGCACGCGCGGCGTGAAGATGTTGCCGCCGAGCGCGTCGAGGATTTGCCGATCCCAGCCCGCAGGCGGCTCAAAGTCATCAGCCATCTGAATCAAGACATCGCCCGTCGAGCAGAGCGCGGCCACGTTCCACGCCTGCACCGAGTAGCCGCCCTGTGCGGAGATTGTGCAACGGAATCGCCGCAGCTTGTCTTGGGATTCTTCGTCATCGGCGTCGATGGCAAAGATGTGCTCGACGGACATCGGGTTTTCAGCGCGAGACATCCACAAATTCATTGCCTGTATTGCCTGCGCCCAGCGCCCGCGCGTGGCGTGCAACAGAGAAATGCGGGGCTTGCCGCCTTCCTCTAGCATCTTCGTTTCAATCTTCGCGGCTTCGTCCTCGTTGTCCGCCAGACGATGCGCCCATGCGAGGGTTGCGTAGCCCTTCCAGTTGTAGCAATCGGGGCGGTGCGTCCATTCCGGTATCTTAGGCAGCGAGACAGTCAGCGTATGCTCGGCGGTCTTTAGTGCGTCCTCCGTCTGCCCTGCGTCCATTTGCAGCAAGGCGAGGATGTTGTGTGCCTCGCGGCGTTGAGGGTTGAGCTTTATTGCGCGCTGGCAGAGGTCTTGCCCGTGGGCGTTCTCCCCGGCGAGCAGGGCAAGGTTGAGCATGACCTCGTAGCGATACACGCCGTCCAAGTCCTGCATCCGCAAAGCCTCTAAGCCGTAGCGCACAGCCTCGTCGCGCTTACCGAGGAGGTAGTATTCGTAATGAAGGTAGAAAGCTAGGTGCTGCGCCTCTTGGTAGCGCCAGCGCAGGATGTTGATGTTGCGTTCCTGCGATCCGGTTTTCTCGCCTAGCGGTTCATGGATGACCCGGATGTTGCGATTGACTCGCACCTTGAGCGAGTCCTTGTCCTTGTCGTTGCTGACCGGGACGCACTTTTCATGCACGCCGTGAAACCATGCGGCGGTTCCGGTGCGGAATAACCTCTCGCGCCAAACGGCCTTGCCGTGATTGGGCAGGACATACTCGGCCAGAATCCAATCCTCGGCGGTTTCCTCGCAGGCTTTACGGATCGTCTCGCCCATGCCTGCGGGCAAAGTATCGTCGCAGTCCATCCACATCAGCCACTCGGCCCCGGTATCCGCGCCAAGGCGGAAGGCTTGGTTGCGGGCGGCGGCGAAATCGTCCACGAAGGGCCACGCTGCGGTGGCGGGGCTGTTGCGGTATTCCCCGACAATGCAACCACGCTGGCGGGCAACGTCGAGCGTGGAATCGGGGGTCTGGCCCCCTACGGCGCGGACAACAACAACGGTATCGGTAACGGAGAAGGCAGAGTCGAGGGCGCGATCAATTAGCCCCGCCTCGTTGCCTGCAATCAAGCAGACGGCAATTTTCATCTGCCCGAGGGCGTCTGTCAAAAAGCAGAAACCCCGCCTCCCGGCGGGGTTCCAGTGAACACACGGAACAGTTTTTTAGGCGTAGGAGGTGTCGATGCCGATGGCGCAGCTGGTGTCGATCAGCTTCTCCGCCGTGTTGTGGCGGCAGCGGATGACGTTGCTGCGGCGAGCCTCGTCGCGGTAAGTCTCGGTGACCAGCGGTGTCGGGCTATCCTCGTTCCAGAGGAGGGTGCGACCCAGACCGCCAGCGGTGAACTCACCTGCGCCAAGCTTGGCGAGGACGATCTTGCTGTTGCCCCAGATGAAGGAACCGGAGTAGCTCTGGCCCTTCTTCGCGCCGTTCTTGGCAGCGCGACCGATGAGGACGCGCGAAACATTAAGAGCGGCGGCAACTTCCTCGGCGGAGGCAGGGCGGGCCTGCGCCACGTTTTTCACGGGGCCGAAGATGTTGTTGAGAAGCTTGGTGCTGCGGCGGATGCGGTTGAACACCGGGAGAGAAAGGATCACCGTGTCGGCAACCACGTTCTTCTTGGCGAGTTCCGTCATCGCGTCATCGACATCTTTGGCAACGTCGAGGGTATCGACCGAGCCAGCGGTGTAAGCGGCGTTTGCGCTGATCGCGCTGACGCTGCTACCGAAAACTAGGTCGGCAACGCGCTGCTCATGCGAGAGCATAAGCGAGTTGTTGAGGAAGGTCGCGCTCGACACTTCAACGTCAAAGTAGCGGCCAAGGTCAGCAGATGTCTCGTCGGGCAGAAGCTCTTCAAGTTCAAAGCTGGTGGTCGCGTAGTTGTCGGTGGTGAAGCGGCGAGTGACGCGCGAGCGGTTCGCGCCGGGATCGGTCTTCAGCGCGTCGAGGTTATAAGCCTCACCGCCGCCGAGCTCGATCTTCACGTATTCACCGGAGCGGGCGGCAACCGAGTAGATCGGAAGCACCTCAAGGCCGATGAAGGGAAGGGCGTTGCTGTTGCTCGCCGCCTCGAAAACAGCTTGGCTGATTTCCGCGCGGGGAAGTGCGTTAGAGTTTGCGTATGCCATAGTGGTATCCGATTAGAAGCTCTTGCTCGGCACGGCGACTTCAATGATGTCGTTGGTCGTGCCAGCGTTGATTGCGAAGCCCACGGTAACACCGCCAGCGGAAGCGACTTTGCCGTCGGCAATGGCGTGAATCGCCGAGCCGACCGCAACGCCTGCGCCCGAAACGGTGGCGAGGAAGGTGGGGTGAAAGAGTTTGACGTTCACAGTCTGATCCGCCGAAGCGTCATCTTGTGTGAACCCGATGGCGGCTCCGTTGGTTGCAGCCACGACTTCGTTTTCCGTGGTGTGCAGTTTGACCAAGCGGAACGCGCTGATTGCAACGTCAGCGACGAAGCTGCGGTTTAGGGAGTCAACTTGTGATGCCATAGTAGTTTTAGGTTAGAGAGTGCGGATACCGCTGTTACGGGCAGCGATGAAAAGATCAGGGAAGCGAGCGATGACGGCTTTGGTGGCCGATGTGCCGCTCAAGCCTTCGGACTTAACGAGGTCGAGGGCTTCGTTGAAATTGGTAGGAGTCTTAGGCTCGGCCTTGACTTCGGTGGCAACGGCAACCGAAACGGGCTTTGCGCCGAAATTGGCGACGAGGGCTTTCAGTTCGGAGACTTCAGCGGCCAGCTTGGCGCTCATGTCTTCTTTCTCTTCGTCGTGCTCGACCATCGCTTTGTCTTCGGTCATTTCCTCGGACTTGTCCTCGGTCATTTCCTTCTCCTCGTCCACTTCCAGAGCGGCGAGCTTGGCCTGCATTGCGGCCATTTCTTCGATCACCGGAGCCAGAGCGGCAGCGATAGCGTCAGCGATTTGCTTTTCGTCCATAGCCTTTTTCTCGCTGTCAACCTTGACCGAGAACAAACCCGCATCGTTTGCGGCTGGAGCATCAACGAGGTCTGCGGAATAAATTTCGGAGCAGCGGGCAAAAACTGTGCCGTCTTCTGATTCTTCGTGTTGTCCGCTAAAGCTAATCGAAAGCCCGAAAGTGTCGGGCATCAGTTCGGCCATCTCCAAGATGCGAGCGGTCGCATCGTGGTTCTTAAGAAGAAACAGGTCGGCGCGTAGTTGGTCGCCGTCGATTCGGAAGTTTTTTAGCGTTCCGACAATCTCGTTGAATCCGCTGTAGTGATCAGTCTTGACCTTCAGCCCGCCCGCGTAAGTCTCGGCAGCGGCCTTCACTTCGACCAGCGTCTGCTCGTCAATCATCAAGCCGTGGCCCTTGGCTTCGCCCACCGTAATGACGCTAACGTCCGTAATGGTCGCAGCCTGCGCGTCGATCTGTCCTTGCAGAACAGCGAAGTCGGTCTTGGTCATGCAAGACGCAATCTGTCAAAAGGTGGAGGCGGGGGGCTTTCACCCCCGTGCCAGACTCCGCAGAGTCGGTCGAAGCAATCGCCCCCGTTAAAGTTTAGCCTTCATCGTCATCGACGGCATCCATCTGTGCCGCGCGGGCCGCAGCCCATGACGCACCCGCATCGCCGCCCCACAAGGCCCACGCGATACGGCCAGCAGACGGATAACCGTCCTGCCCCGGCTTGAATCCTTCGCCCTGCTTATCGACTTCGTGACGGGCAAAATAGCTGTTCATGCGGCGAATCGTGTCCGGTGAAAGATTGGCGCGGTTCATTAAGTCACGCGCGCGGGCGACTCCGACTTCCGTGCCGCCGCGTCCGTATTCCTCGCGCCACTCAAGGCCGCGCTTGGCCTCGACCGCGAGGGCGGCGGTTGGCTTAAAGTTGATGTGTGCGTATTTCTTGGGGATCGCAAACTGCGATAGCTCCTGCTCCGGTGCGGACGGCGCGGGAGCCGTGACCGGGGCGCGGTTGGGATCGGTAGCGATAGACTCTTTGCCTCCGCTAATCTCGGCAGGGCTTACGTCCATTTCTTCCGCAAGCTCGCGGATATAAGCCGCCTCCTTGGCGCGCTGCCTCATGCTCGCCTGCCAATCGTGGCCTGCCTCGCCGTAGAGTTCGGCGGCGGTCGCCAGACCCATGCGCCAGAGTTCGATGTCGGCGCGCGCGTCACGGCCTGCGTCGATGCTGACTGACCCCGGCCATTGCCATTGACCGAGAGTGACTTCGGGGCGGTTCGGCAGGAGGCGCTTTGCGGCGGCATCCATCAAGGCGAGGCGCACGACCTTGTTCAAGAATTGCGCCTCCAACTGATAGCGCCAGAAGTCGAAAGTGCGCTCGGCTTGGCGAAGGTCTTTGCGCGCTTCCGGGCCTGCGCTGGTGCGGTCGAGGATGACGCGGGCGGAAGCACCAAGGGCGCGGCACATCCGGTTCTCCAAGTATTGCACGAAGTTGGCGAAGGCGGCGGCAGGACGGTCGCCGCTCTTGAACATCTCCATCGACTCGCCCGTGTTGAGGTAGTTAATGCGCCCCGGCTCCAGCGCCGTCAGCTTAATCTCGTTGCCAAATTGGTCTTTCTCCCCGCGCAGCACGGAAGCAAGTTCCTCGTCCGCGCCGTATTCGGTCTTGACCACGCCCGCCTGTGAGGACGCCCACCGCGCGGCGAGCTTTTCGTATTCGATCAAGTCGGCTACGTCCTGCGCGTCATCGAGCATCGGCGCGAGAACCGAGCGGCCCCGGTATTCGTCGGGACGGGTGAAGTTGGCGATGTGGCAGAAGTTCTCCGCGTCGATTTCCTCAAAGTTCAGATAGCTGCCTGCGCGGTTGCGCTCGTAGACGCGGTATTTCAGCGGACGCCCGCGCGGGTCGATCTGCACCCCGCCGATATAGGCAGGGTCGTTAAGGTCGAGGTCAATGTCCCGCCCGATCCGGTCAGCGGTCACGGTCTGAAGTTTGAGGTCATCCCCGTCGCGGACAAGGATGACGCCGCAATCGCCATCGACAAGGACGGCGCGGAAGACTAGTTGCGTAAGGCAAAGGAGCGAGTGGCGTCCGGTCAAGTCGCAGTTGGCGAACCACTGATTCAGATACGCCTCAACGTCTTGGTCGAGAGCCGTGTCGCCCGTGCGAGCTTGGTAGGAAAGCGTGCCTGCCGTGTGAATGACGAAATGAGTGAGGATCGCGCGAACGGTGGAGAAGTTATCGTCCAAGTCGCGGGCGCGATTCATTAACCGGATGCGCTCGGTCGTTCCCCCGATCTGCTCGGCGGGCATATTCTGGCGAGCCTGCGGGCGGGCGCGGGTAATCTTGGCCGCGTCGAAGCGCGAAAAAGCGGTTAGCTTCTGCCGTGCAACCTCCCGGCGCAGGGCTGCGCGGGGGCTGAACAGGGCGATGGTCTGATCAACAAGGTTCATTATGAGCGGACGCCCGCAAAGGAAGCGTAGGTCGTGCGGCGGCGGCTACCGGAGGCGCGGTCGATGGCGGCGGTAAGATCGCCAAGCGTATTCCTCATTTCCGTGAGATTGGCGCGGGACAGGCTGCGACCGCCGATGGAATAGCTAACGCCGTTGGTGGCAATCGCCTTGATGGCGGCAACATACTCGTCGCGCAACTCCTCTAAAGTGGCGACGGGTAGTCCGTAGAAGTCAGAACGAGCCATGACTCTGACGAACTGTCAAAGCGGTCGAAGTCCTTGAGCGATGGCCGGACGCGCAAAAACTCTTCGATGCCGACATTGTCGTCGCCAAACCAAAGCTCTTCTTCGTCTTGCTGAAGCTGGCTGCGATACTCAACATCGCAATAGGCTCTGTGCATAAGCACATAATCCCTAAAGCCCTAGCAATCGCAAGACCACTTTCGCCGTGGCCTCGACCGACCAGACAAAGCCCAAGGCAGCAAAGCAAAACAGGAAGACCGGGATCATGCTCCCGCGCGGTTGGTCGTTCACAAGCCAAACTCCGTCTTGAGTTGCATCGCCAGTTTCGCCAAGCGGTCGAACTCGTAGAGGAAGTCACGGGCTGCGTCCCGTTGCCATTCGGAGGGCAAGCGGTATTGCGTCTTGAACGAGAGCGTGAAGGGCGGGCGATCCTTCTCCCCTTCCCCGCCTTCGGCCTTCGGCTCCGGGTCGGGCAGGATGCCCGTGATTCGGTAAGCGTCATTCAGTCCCTTCGGGTTCTCGTTCAAAAGCGAATCTAGATTCGTTTTTGCGAGCTTCATCCATTTTTGCAGTGTGCGGATTCCGCGCTCGCCAGCGTTAGCCTCAAGCCATTCTTGAAACTCGCCGTGCGGCACGACTTCCTTTGCCTTGAGACAGACGGCCCCCGCGTTCCATGCGTGGCGGATGGCAAGCTCGGCCCCGGCTTGAGCAAGGGCCGCGCAGCGGTCGGCTTCGTCGGCGCAGCGTTTTAGCTCTGCGGCACAAGTGTCTGCATCAATGCAGAGCGCAAGGTCGAGAGACGGTTGTATGAGTTGGAGTTCGGTTGTTTGCATAATTTTTCTTTTCGTATTTGGTGAACCCGCAGGGCGCGGGTTCGATATGATTCGCGGGCGGTGTCAGACTTCATGTGCCGCGCGGTCGGCAAATCCAAATCGTCCTTGATCGAAACGATGACCTTGGAGACGGCGGCACGGGTCACGCCGTATTTCTTGGCAATCTCGGTCTGCGACTCGGGCTTGCGGTTGATGACGGCGAGATAACATTCCGCTTTCATCGCGGTCTGCCGTGTCTGCGAGTTGGTCAACGCTTGCAGGAGGCGGATCGCCGCCTCATCCCCGAAGGTGCGCGAGGCTTGGCCCCCGCCCTCCTGCTGCTCGTAGTCCTTCCAGAACTCCTTGAAGACTTCCAGTGACCACCAATCCAGCAAGGCGCGAAAAGACGCAAGCTGCGCGGGAGCGGCTACGCGACAGCGTGCGTCTAAAAATAAATCTTCCGCAGTATCGTGCGGCAGTTCCGGGCCGCAGGATGCTTCGTTGTAATCAGCGGGATCAGCGTGTTTGGAGTCGTGGGTTATCACGACTCCGGGCGGCACGTAGGCTCATGGCGCGGAGATTACCACAAAGCGGGAATCGGTCAAATGGCCCCCCGGCGTTGCAACGCCTTGAGGCGGCGAACCTCCCCGGACTTCTTCCCCGCTTCGGAGTAATGCGCCTTGCTGCGGGCCTTGGCCTTGCCCGTGCCTGCCGCCCCGCCTTTGCGCCCAAGGGCGGCGGCGGCTTTGCTGATGTCGGTTGCTTTGCTCATACGGCGCAAGGGCTGGCGGTTACGATATACTCGTCGCGGTCGAACTCGACCACGATGATGTTCTGCGGCTCGGCCTCGTCAAGCTCGGCCTTGGGGGCGGCGGGCTTGATCGGGAAGGGAATGATCTTGTCGGGTTTCATGCCGCCTCCCCGTCTAAGTCGATGGGCAACTCAAGTTGCGGATCGGCGGCTTTGATGCGGGCCAGTTGCACGGTGTGCGCGTGGCGTATGATGATCTCAGTCAGCTTGAGAGCGGACGGGAGATCGTAGTCGTGCTGCGCGTTGAAGTGCGCGGCGGCGTGTGCGATTTCGTTGATGTTCATTGTGTGTTCTGTGTTCGGTGTGTTGATAGAAAATTAGGCGGCGACCGCCATGAGCTTTTCTTCGATGGCCTCGTAAGCGGCGTTATATGCCTTGCTGTTGCGGCGTCCGCTCCACTTGGCGACGATTTCCATCAAGATGCCGATGGCGCGGTCGCTCGGCTCGCGGCCCGCAAGGAGATCGCGGCAAACGCTACCGGAAAAATCCTCGCCCTCGGAGCAGGCGCGGATAGTGTCCTCGCCAAAGGCGGCGATGATGGCTTGGCATCTGCTCTCGCGAACGGCCTTCGCAGCGGCGTGCATGGGCGCGACAAGTTCCCCGCAAAGCGCCTGCGTGCGAAGACGGCCCTCGCCGGTAGCAAAGCTGCCAGCGAACCAATCGACGTAGTCTGGGTCTTCGGCAAAGACGTCGCGCACGGAGCGGCCTTGGTATTTGCCAAACTGAAACACGCTCCAGTCGGTTTCGGCCAACTCGCGCTCGCGCTTGGCCTTAACCTCGGCAACTTCAGCGTGCGTTCGCTTGGTGCGAATCTGCGCGGCGTCGAGGCCAACCTTGGTCGCGCAATCGGAGCCAATAGCGCGCACAACGCCGTTCTCATCGCGGATGATAACGTGGTGAATGATGCCCATGCCGCAATGCGAGCAGCAGCCCGCGTTGCGCGGAGCAGACATCAGCGCGAGGTTGTAAGCGGTCGGGTTGTGTTCGGCCAAGCTCGGAGACGGCAGCGAGTAGTAGCCGATGATTTCCGCGGTGCGGATGGTGCGGGATTGCGTGGTCATGTTAGGCGACCTCCGTTGAATTCACCAACGTGAGCCGCTGCTTGGCGACCCACGTTCTGACGTTGAGAGAAAACGCTTTGCCGCCGCGAATGTCGCCGGGGCTGACAAACCACTCGCGCGTCCAGTGAACGCGAGCGCGGTTGCCGTTTTCTTCGATGATGGTTCCCTCGCGAGTGCAGCGCGGCGAATACGCATAGCGCACGACTTGCGAGGCGGGTTGGGTGTTCTGTGTGCTCATAACCCCGACAAGATAAAGCCAAGCGTTTGCCCTTGTAAAGGGCATAAGGTCACTTTTTTCATCTTTTTTTTCATCCCCCTAAACCCCTGCAAATGACCGCTTTACGGGGTCGCCTTCTCTGACGGACGCTCGGCGGCGGGGGTCAAAACCTTGGCGAGCAGGGCGGCGACCACTTGCATTTTCTCGCAGTCGCGCAAGTGGTTGTCTTTGCCTTTAGGCACAACCCATTTGTATGACACTGCTCCGGTGGCAGCGTTGCGAACGCGCTTCTTGACGGTGCTTGCCATGTGCTGATGCCAATCAACCGGGAAGTCGCGCGGGAACTCCCATCGCGGCGGATCGGTTCGACGCAACGCGGCAAGGATATCTTCACAGGTCGGGGCGCTGAATTTAATCACCGGACAATTCCTGCGCGGCAATGTGCCAGCGTCCCACCTCCCGCCGCCCGCAGGATCGCCGCGCTCTGGCTTGGCATACGCTCGCTGCACGCGCTTGCCGCCGTCGATCCATGTGAAGCTCTCGTTGTCCGATCCGCGCAGGGAAACCCATCCGAAACGGCAGCACATGAAATAGACCTCGCGGGTGGCGAAGGCGCTATCGACAAACACGCACGGCTGGCGGATTTCATTATCGGCGCGGATGCGCTCCAGATCATCCCATGTCTCGACGCGCCCCGCCCATCGGCCCCGGCTGCGCCCGTCTTTCGACCAATCACGGATAACAACCCAAAAGTGCCGACCGCCTGCGTCTTGAACGTCAATGGTCATGGCGCTGAAGTCGGCCTCGCCCCATCGGTCGCCCATTAAGTAGTCGCTCGCCGTGCGCGGCGTCTCTTGCTCTTTCTCAGCGTCATCTTCCCACGGCTCGGCCAGCACCGAGTTCACGTAGTCCTGCAAGCCCATAAGGCTTTGCTTGTCCTGCAAGAACTTCACGGCGAGGTTGCCGAAGGTGCGGCGTGGTGAATAAAAGCCGTTCAAGTGGTAACCGACATTCCCCGGCATGGCCGCGTCATTGGTGGCAACCCATCGCCCCTCGCGCAGCATCACGGTCTTGGCCCCGTCACGGATCACGCCCGCGCACTTGGGACATTCCATGCGTGCGCTATTGCGGACGGCTTTCAAGTCCCACGATCCATCCTCCTGCCGCGCGGACTGATCCCACTTGAGCATCGATTGCTCGAAAGTGATTAGCTCCCGGCAGTGCGGGCAGGGCATAAAGTAGCGGCGTTGATCGCTCTCAAGGTAACTCTGCCATGCGGCCTCGTCTGGCGTCACCGGGGTCGTGGTGATGACGATCAAGTGCATCGGGTAGCTCGTCGTGCGCTGGATCGCCAACTGCACACTCGACGCTTCGCCGCGCGCCTTGGCGGGATATTTTCCAGCCTCGTCCATAACCAAAAGTCCCACGCTGCGTGACGCCAGGTTGCCCGGACTGTTGCTGCCCGCGAACCAAAGCGGCATGGAGTTGAAGTGCATCTCCATGTTTTTGAATTTGTCCGGATCGCTCGGCTTGTGCTTGGCGAGGACGGCGTTGGCCTCGATGAGTCGTTGCCATCTCGATTCGCTGAAGCTCTGCGCGTTGCGGCTGTTGTCCATGACCCACAAAGTCGGCGCAGGCGATCGGTCGAGGCGGTAGGCAATGCCGAGCATGATGGCCGTGGATTTGTTGCTCTGCGCGGCCCAGATCAGCGTCATCTTGCGAACGCCGCTCTTGGGATGGAACGCATCCATCGGCTCGTTCATGTAGGGGAACATAGCCGTGCGAAACGGCCCCGGCGCGCTCGTCATGCCGCGCGGCAGTTCGATGTGAGCCTCGGCCCACTGCGTCACGGTCTGGTCTTGGTGCGGCTTATGGGTTGCACACGCCGCTTCCCAAATCCAACGGCGGTCAGACTTGATCCACGGCAAGGACATCGGGCGGCTGGCTCATGGTGACCATGTATTTGTTGTTCGACCAATCGGTCATCACGTTGGCCGACAACTGCGGATCGGACGGGTTGCACTGTGCCGCCAACTCCTGCGGCATGGACTCGACCAAGGCCCGCGCCTTGCCCAAAAATTCGTTGAAGACGGCCAGCACATCGTCGCGCCGAATCAAGTTGCCCGCTTCGATTTCCGTTTCGGCCATGTCGCGCTTGGCGATGCGAACGGTATCGCGGGCCTCTTTGAGCGCGCGGTTGGCGGCGGCAAGCTCGGCGGTCGAAGCGGATTGCTCGGCGGCTTCCATGCAGCGGATGACGATGGCTTGCAGGCGCTCAAGTTCCTGCGGCCCGCCCTCTGGATCGTAGGTCGGCAGCTTGGTATGGACTGCTCCGCTCGGTTTGTCGGGCTTGCCCCCGGCAGGACGGCGGGTTGTGGCGCTGTCGATGCGGGCGCGGCGGTTGGCTCGACGCCACGCCTGCGCGGCTTCGGGTGAGTCTGTCGGCATCCCGTCCTTCGCATCTCTGGCGATGGTAGCAATTCCGACTCCGAGTTGTTCGCTTAGTTTCCGGTAGCCCATGCGAACGTTCACATTGTCAAATGCGAACAGATCACAAAAAAACGTCGAGAGTCGCGTGCAACCCCGATGGCGTTAAAGCGGAAGCCTTCAAACTCAACGACTTACAACAAATCAAACTGACCGACAGGCATCCGGTCGCTCTTGCGTCGATTGTCCTCGCGCCAGAGCGGCTGAAGGTTTGAGTAGTGATTGACCCGCCGCACGTGCGCGTCATTCGACAGATCAAACGCCGCAATCGGGATCACGTGGTCAATCTCCCATTCGCCTGCGTTGTGCCATCCCATGCCCCGCCTAAACTTTGATTCGATCCACGCGCGAGCCTCGGCATAGCTACAGCCAATCAACTCGTTTGTAGTCAGCGACCGCTTCCCCATGCGCTTGAGCGGTTGTTTGATTCGCCGCGCTTGGCATCGCAGCATCCGCTTGATGCGTTGTTCCACCGTCAGCATCCGCTTGTGCGCGCCATCCCATAGCTGTGCCTTGGCCGCAACGCCCGGATGCGTTGCGGGTAACCCGTGCCTGTTACGCTCCCGCAGTATCCAATAGCGCCGACCCCCAAGCAGCACCGCCGATTGCGTGGTCGGAATAGACAACAAAGCATGGCACTTGATGCATGGCCCATATCGTGCGCGCATCGCTTCCTGCTTCAGCCCCATGTTGTAGCGTGTGGCACATTGGTTGTTGCAGAACTTCTTGTGAACATCGTCCCTGCCTCGCCTGCGGATTGCGAATCCTGTGCCGCATAGAAGGCAGCACTTGTGTATCGGCGGCAGCGGCTTCGGGCCACGGCGTTTGGGCGCGTTGACAGCGCCCGACAAGCAAGCATTTCCCATGCCCGCCCCGTGGTGTCAACGATGCCACGGGGCTTACATTTTAGACCGCCGCGACCCCTTGCTCCTGCTCCTGCGCCCTGCGTCTGCGCGCATCCTCCCTCGCCACCGCATCAAGCAACTGGAATGTCGCCATGCCCTTCAACGCCTTCACGATCTTGCTGTATTGCCTTCCGCCCCGCCCGACATTCCTGCCGAGATACTTATGTCCGCTCTGCCTGTATGCCTCCCTCATTTCCCCGCCCTCCGATACTCCCGCATATCCCGCCCCAACAACCACCGCAGGCACTCGCCCCCATTGCCTACGTCCTCGACCTCGACGCACAAGTCAGAGCATTTGCCGTGATCTTGCAGCGCGTTCATAACGAGGCGCGGATCAAGGTTGTTGTCTGCGATCCATCGCATAAGCGTCTTGCTCAAAGCAAAGCCTCCATGACCATCTGCGGCCTTTTGTCGTTGCGGGTGGACAAGCGCAGGTATCGCTCAAGGCCTGCCAGTTGATCTTGGTCGCCGCGAAACCAGCCCGTGCCGTCACACGATTCTGCTCCCGCTTCGTGAGCCATCCACAAAAGCCGCTCGGTGTTGACCCGCCCAACGTGGACGCGAGCATGATGTTCAGTGAAGTGCCGAAGGTTCCGCCATTTCCACTCGGTCGAGCCACCCACAAAGACCACATCCGCCGTTAGCGGCACGTCATCGGTGGTCATGCCGTCCTGCACTACAAAGGCCAGCGGCACGTTGATGATGTCTTTGATGCGCCTGTGCCACTCGACCCACTTGGCCTTGGTCGCCTCCGCATCGGCTACCACATCCGGCGCGGCCACCCACATCGGGCGAGCATGAGGGCGCACGCGGTCAAGAAGGTCGATAAACGCCTGCTCGTCCCACTCGCGCTTGTTTAGCCATGCGCCGAAAGCGCCGTTGTCGAGAGCGTAAGGCATCCAAGACGGTGGCTTTTTCCACGAACCGGGAGAGATCAGCCATCCCAAGCGATTTGGATACTTGCCGCACAAGTAACCTGCTTCGATGCCGCTGTTATTTGAGGGCATGACCAGCATCGGCAATGGCTTTCAGTCTCACTTGGCACGCACCGCATTGGCCGCACGGCTCGTCGCCGCCTGCGTAGCATGACCACGTTTCTTCCAGCGGCACGTTTAGCCGCCATGCAATATCGACCACCTTGGCCTTGGTGCGGACGATGTAGGGCAAATGCACCTCCATTCGCCGCGTGTGGCAGCACCGCAGGGCAAAATTGAGGTGCTTCATAAAGTCGGCGCGGCAATCGGGATAAACCTCGGCATCGTCACCGTTGACCGCGCAGGAAACCGCCGTGCATCCGTGCGAAAGCGCATAGCTTGCCGCCATTGCGATCAGCACCATGTTGCGGTTTGGCACTACGGTTGGCTTACCGACCAGCGGCTCGGTTCCTGTGGTCAGCGCCGACCGCTCAAATAGCTGCGGCGGCAGGGTGATTTTGTCGTAGGCCACGCCCAGCTTGGCGCAAGTCGCCTCGGCAAACGTCAGTTCTTTGATGTGCCGCTGTCCGTAGTCGTAGAGCAGGCAATGGGCTTTGTGGCCTTGATGCAGAAGGTCGTAAAGCAGGGTGGTGCTATCCAGCCCGCCCGACATGAGATGAGTGAATTTAGCCATATCAGTTCTTGGTCAGAATCACGTTTGAGGTTGGTGTTTCGCGGACTTCGACGCGGGAAAGCAGCGGCAATCGCGGCTGCAATTCGCGCCAAAGCCACGCGGCAAGGTTTTCGGCAGTGGTCGCGCATGGCAGGATGTCGTTGAGGTTTCGGTGATCGAGGGACGCCACGATCGGCTTCACCACGGCGCTGATGTCCGCGTAGTCCTGCACCCATTCGTTAGCGATTGGGCCGCACACGCCGATCAGCACTTCGTAGCTGTGACCGTGCAGGCGATGGCATTGATGGTCTGCCGGGAGATGCGGCAGCGAGTGAGCCGCCTCAAAGCGGTAGGTTTTAGTGATTTCGTATCTCATAAATTCACCACGAATACTCCGCGCTGGCCGTCTCGGCGTTGGTCGGTGCGTCCTTGGGTCGTTCCAGCGTCAGCGTAGAAAAAGCCCGCAGCGGCCCTTTGTAGCGCCAATGCGGGCGTCCCTCGCCCTTCATGTGCCATTCGTCCGTCATAGCTTCGATTCCGTAGCACCAGCCCTTGACCTCAAAGCCTGCCATCGGGTCGCAGATGACCAGCACATACCGCCGCCCCGGATCGTCGTTGTCGCGCAGGATCAAGCTCCCGTTAAGGTGCGGAGTTGAGCGCACTTCGATATCCTCGCCAACGTCTGCTTGATTGTGAAACGTGTTGATCGCCGGGAGGAACGTGCGGCTGAACTTCCGCCCGACTACTAACTCGGCAAGGATGCCGCCAACGTCACGTGACATGACCTCGACGAAATCACTTTGGTAAGTCGTGGCGTTATTCATCCCGCCAACCCGCGCTTCCAGATAGCGAAGCTCGGCAACCTTGACGGCCTCCATGATCGTTGCGAGGCGGAACGGGCGCAGACTCATTTGCCCTCCTTCATCATTACGCGAATCCACCCGCCGACCTCAACGTGAATGGCGTTAAGCGATTCCTTTGCGGCAGCGAGCAGCTTGCGCGCCTCGTCCCGCTCGCGCTCCATCTGCTCTCCAAAGTTGCGAGCGATAGCCCGTTGCTTACGTAGTCGCAAAACCGTGTCCCGCGCCTCGTCGCGCTCGCGCTCCAGTTTGCGAGCAAATTCAACATCTACGCAGTGGAGCTTCGCGCCGCTGACTGAATGAATAAGCTCCTGCGCGTCTGTTTCGGGTGTGTCTCTCATGCCGCCACCCCCACCCCTGCTATGCGCTGCCGCATTTCGCTTATGCTTGCCTTGAGCGCCCGCACCTTTGCCATCGGTTCCGCTTTGAGGCGGCGGTCGAAGCTGTCCTCGACCTGTTCCTTGTTCGATGGGTTAGCTTGGATGCGTTCGATTTCCTTGGTTGCTGCGTCAATGCGCTGTTGCGTGGCCCATACGCTCTCTGGCGCGGCTTTTCCGTTCCCGTTAGGTCTTCCTGCCCCGTTGCCCCTCCGGGCGCGAATCTGCGAGGCTCGCGCCATCATGTTCGCCTGCCACTTGACGATGGGGTTGCCGCGATAGTCCGTCCACTGGCCGTAAGGGGTGATGGGTCGGGATTCGTTGTCGTGCCAGATTTCCTCGGCAATCTCCCGCTCAATCCCTGCTTGCCTCCCCGTCTCTATAAATTCCTCCAAGGTGGGGGTCTGAAAAACCATATGGTTTCCATTTGGTTTGCATATAGGTGAAGAGGAAGAGGAAGAGGATGTATTAGGGGAAGGGAGTATGAGGGAAGGGGGGGCGGCTTTCGGCCTCCCCCCTTTGCGCCCGATCTCCCATAGGCGAATAATCTGCGCTTGATGCTCGGCGTAGCCGTGCAGCGACCACGTGCCGTCCTCTGCCCCGTCCAGCCACGGCGCGGCGGGGTCGGTCATGGTCGCCCACAGCAACGCCTCGTCGCCGGGGTATTCCATCACGGCGGCGAGCTTGGTCGGGTTAAGGACGAGGCCCGTGTATTGCCGCTTGATCTTGGCCTGCCCCCACAAGCGGAGCAGGCCCAAGACCGCCTCGGCCCCGCAAATGCGGTGCAGGCGCTTTGTTTTCCAATGGTCGCAGAAGCTCGGCTCAATCTTCATGCCGCGCCTCCCAAGAGATGCCATGCGAGTCGCACCACTGCGCTGCATTGGCCGTTTCCAATGGCGCGCAATCTGTCCACCCTATCGGCCACCCCATCAGCCACTCGCTGAATATCGGGGGCGGCGGTGCGCCAAAAAGCACATCGGCCAAAGCCCCCGGCAGAGAGTGTCGGTTCCCCCAACGCTTGCGGCATTCGCCCTTCCAGTCCCGTGTGCGCGGGGTCGGATACTTTCGGCCAGAATAAGCCCCAGAATCGCTTGCGCTGATGTGGTGCTCCTGCTTCTTGCGCCGATATAACTCCCCACCGACCATTGAACCCCATTGCGGCAAGGTCAGCGAGAACGTTGGCAAGTCCTCCGCGAATAAGTCGCGGACTGTTTTCCACGAACACGTAGCGGGGTCGAACTTCACCGATAATGCGAGCCATGTGTCGCCATAGCTGCATGGATTCGCCCTCGTAGTCGTTGCCTCCGTTGTGCTGATGTTTGCCAGAGCTATGATCGGTGCAGGGGAATCCCCCGCTAATGACATCGACCCGTCCGCGCCACGGCTTTCCGTCAAACGTGGTGACGTTGTCCCAGATCGGGAATCGCGGCAGGAATCCATCCCGCTGTCGGGCAAGCAATACCCGGCGGCAGTAGGGATCAAGCTCGACAGCGCAGACGGTGCGCCATCCAAGCAACTTGCCCCCCAAGATGCCTCCTCCTGCTCCTGCAAAAAGTGCCAACTCATTCACTTCGTGCCTCCGGTTAGCGAATACTCCGCAATCCGCTTGCCGCTGGCCGTCTCGACCGTGCGCTCCACGATTGCCCAACCTTCCCGCCGCAACTCATGGACGCGCGCAGCCAGACGGAAGCATCCGAATAGCTCCAGCGCGTCGAGCGGGGTAAGCCGATGACCCTCCTGCAAGAAGCGCAGAATGCGGCCCGCTTGTGTCGGACGTTTGTGCGTCTCGGCAGGCGCAAACGTCAGTTCGGGTTGCCAAGTCATTGCTTACGTCCTCCCATGTCCCGCAGCTTCGAGGTTGCGTTGTGAAGTTCACGGGTTGTTGCCTCCAACTCCCACGCAAGCCTTTCGCAATGCTCGCGCAGCCAATCCATGTGCGAGGCAATCGGTGTGTCCTCGTCCGGGGCGAGGCCGTCACAAGCTCGGCGTTCGTCAAGGTTCATATTCTGTCCCTCCGATCCTCCCAATCCGTGCGCGAGCCACAGATTTGTTCTTCCAGCGAAGGCAAGTCAGCGCGCTTGTGCGGCTTTGCCTCGACCTTTTCCGGTTTTGTTTCCTGCGGCATCCCCCAGACGCCCGCGCCGTTGCAGGCGTAGCAGAGGTTTGTGGGGTAGTAGCCGCGCCATTGCTGCTCTCCGGTCGCGTAGAGGTCGGTCATTCCAGCCTCGCGTCCGTTGCGGCCCGTGCCGCCGCAGTCCTCGCAGATGTAGCTTTGTGTTCTTGTGGGCATGGGTCAGAACGGATCGTCGCCCTCCGGTTCGCTGTTGCGGTTGCCGCCGTTGCCGCCTGCGCTTGCCCCTTGGCCCGTGTATCGCCAATTGCCAATAATCTTTCCGCGAACGCCTTTGTCGCGGAGTTCCTTGCTCACGCCTTGCACGGCGAATCCGTCATCGCCATATTTTCCTCTGCCGTCTTTGTTTTCAAACAGCACCACGGAAACGATTTTGCCGTTCTTTCCGATGATGATGTGCTCTGGTTCGATTTCGTAGGTTTTGATGCTAAGACTAATCATGTTCTGTGTTCGTTTTGTGTTTGTGTTGATTACCAAGGCAGCGCTTCGTCTGCCTCGTTCGTAGCGACCGCCGCTTTTGCCGAGCGACTGCCGTTAGATTTTTCTGCCGCCTCATCCGTCATGCGCGGGGCGGGTTTGCTTGGTTTTGCGTAGGCCACAGGCTTCGATGCGGCATGTCCGTCATCGTCTTCCGGTGCGATACCGCAAGCGGCCATGAGCGAATAACGCCGCGCATAGGTCAGCGCGCTCCCGTAGCCTTGTGCGTCTTGCTTCTGCGCGGGAACGTGCAGCGGGCCACTGCTCAATGTCTCTCCGCTCGTATGGAGGAAGACGGTTTCGACCGTGACGCCGCTTTCGCAAGGCAGGGTGCGCTGAATGAGCGCGATGCCGTTGGCGTTAAGGGCTTCGATGACCGCTTCAACGCAAGCTGCCAAGTCGGCGTATTTGCTTTTGAAATGCGGGTTCTGTGATGTCTTCAAGGCTGGCCCGAAAGCCATTTGCGCCTTGACGATTGCACCCGCGATGGCTTTGCCTACGGGCTGCACTTGGTTCACTTGTTCTGTGTTCATATGTGCTAATCGCGCCGGGGGTTGCCGCCCCCGGCGTCTTTGTTTGGGTTAAGTCCCGCCTGCCCTTGCCTCCTTCAGCTCGGTTTCAAGGCGGGAAATCTTCTGGCGCAGCGCGAGGTAGTGCTTGAAAGCGCAGTAGGTCATCCACGGCGTTGCGTTTGCGCGCGTCACGACGAGCGGTTCCTTGTCGATCCCGGCGTCCGCGCAGGACTGCCGATAAGCGGCGGGAAGGTTGGGGCGTTCGGTGCGCTTAACTTCAAGATGAACGTCGAGGTTGACCACAACATCGGGCGAATCGGGCGATCCGCTAAATTGCTGGCCGCGCCGTGCGGCAAAGCCGTAGCGATTGCAAAGCTCGGCTACCTCGCGCTCGCCCCTCTTCCCTTTGTCGCGGGACATCCTGCTCATTTCTTCCGTCCTCCCCGCATCAACTTTCCCGCTGCCGCCTTGTAAAAGTCTCGCTCTGCTTCGGCTTGTTCAATCTTTGCGCTGGCGTAGCGCACCAGTGCGGCCATAAGCGCGTAGGGGTTTGCCGAGGCAGTTTTGTTTGCAGCCCCCAAAGCTGCACCGCCTCGGCGTTTCTTGCCCCCCGGCAGATTCGTTTTGCGCTTCATAGCCCCGCCTCCTCCTCTTGAGCGCGTATCGCGTTGCGAGCGCGCACGATTGCCAGCGCGTCATCAAGAGCCACAGTTAGGTTGCGGACTTTCTCCTCAAGTTGCAGGACTTTGCGCCCATTTTCCTGCTGGACGCGCAGGGCAGCGAGCAAGCGATCAATCTCTTCGTTGAGCGCGGCGACTTCCGCGCGATAGCGAACGCTTAACTCGCTTTGATCTTCAATCCACGTGCTCATTTCTTTGCTCCGTGTTTTCGCACAATGCGCCAGAAAATTTCCGGTGCAGGGCAGCGAAAATTGACCCAATCGCAAAGTTGCTGCCCGACTCCATCCAAGAAAAACTTTCGCAACTTGCGATGGTCGTTCGGGTCGCGCATTCCTGCGATGTTCATGAAATAGCTATGCGAGTGGCCTCGGTTGTCTGTGCGCGGAAGTTTCGGCCACGGCTTGCAACGCCCCTCTCGCGTAACGAGTCCGTATCCGCAAAGGATTTTTAGATCGTTGACGGCTTGCAAAAGCGCCTGCTTGCCCACGCGAACCTCGGCAGAATCATTGTCGCCGCTTTCGCCTGTAATAGCGCGGAAACGTCCGTTGTATGTCGATGTGCCGATGGGATCGTTCATTTCCAGTATTCGATCAACCAGATCACCGCAAAGCCGATGCCGACCAAAACCAACGCCGCGACCACGGCTTCATCTGGGGGGAGGTGTGGCATCATCGCGCGGCGTCCATTTCGCGGGCGAGGCGGTCAATGCCAGCCCACGGGTCGGGTTTTGCTAATTGCTCGTTGCTGAGTCGCTCGCGCAGTTTGTCGAGGAGTCGACCTAAAATGTGCGGCGGCAAGCAGGGGGCGGTTCCGTCATTGTCGCGGATGGCGGGGGCGATGCTCACAATGCTGTTACCTCCACTCCCGGCAGGCGGGAGTTTAGAAAACGAATCGTCCCGACCTTGCGCGCATCAACCTTGCGATAGACAAGGCGTTTGCGCTGGCGAGGGTTGCGCTCGTTTTCCGATGCGATGACTCCTTGCACCCGACGATCCGCGAGTTGCCGCTCGCGTTTCGTCCCAGCTTCGCAACCAAACGCAAATGCGACTTGCGCGGTTGCTGCAACGAAGGCCAGCGCGAAGAACGCGAGGCCGATGATCTCTGCTTGGTTCATGGTTTTGTTTGTTCTGTGTTACTGCTCTGCCGCGCCGTTGAGGCGTTGCATAAGCAAAAGTTTAACGAACATCGAGAGTGTCATACCGCGCTCGGTTGCGAGCTTCCGTGCGGTGCGAATGAGATCGGGCGGCAAAGAAATGCCTGCGCCACGTGACCTCTTGTGCGGTGGGATTTTGGGATGCGCCATAGGTAATATGGGGCGCATCTTATTAGACCTTAATAAGGGTTGTAAAGGGAAAAAATGGGGACTTTCCCTACCTTTTTTAGGGGGGTCTTTTCCCTTAAATTGTCAATCCTTGCTAAACGTGCTATTTTCCCATTGCTCATGAGTGCCAAAAAACCAGACGGCGAAAAGGCCGTCCCAACAGGGATTTCCCTTCCGGGGGATCTGATTACCCGCGCCAAGGCTTACGCTGCGGCGGGGGGCTATGGAGGACTCAGCGGGTTAGCCCGCCACCTCATCACTACGCACTTGGCAAAAGCCGCACAGGACGCGCAGGACGCGAGCTATGAGGCCAAGGCAAAGGGCAAGAAGAAGGTAAGCAACGCCGCTCGCAAACTCCGCAAGCGCCGAAAGAATGAGGAATGATTTTTTCATGTCGTGGGGCTGTATTCATATTAGGCGGCGTAGGACATCCGCAGTTCTGGGGGGCCCCCCCCCCCCCCCCCCGCCCGGAGGGGCGGACGCGGGTG